CAAATCGTGTTAGCTTTGTACTGATAGATACAATCTCTTTTAAAACAGATTTCATTTCTTTTAGGTTATTTTCCGTAACAATTAACCCATTATATTTTTCTAATTTTTCTTCAAGGTACTTCGCAAGTTCTGCGTTATTCCAAGTTAAAGTTAAGTTGCTATCAATCACTTGTGGCTCGATAGCTGGTTGTACAATTACATCAACTGTTTCCATTTATTTCTCCTTGTGTTAAAATACAAGTAGAGTATTTTCCAATACTTCTACACTAAGTCCGCTAAACTTCTTCTAAACTTTTCACTAGCGGACTTTTTTATTTGCATAAAACTCTATTTCTTCTTCCCATTTACTGCTTAGTATCCACATCGTTACACCCAACATACTTTGACAAAAGAATGTCCACATATCGATGTTGTCTAGTTCTAAGCTACCCATACCACCAATCACTAATATTGCTGATATGATTTTCATTCCATTACACAACTTAATCATTTAAATCTCCTGTAATCACTAGCATTTGGCTAGTGATTTTTCTAATTTCACCTCTTAGATACCGATTTTCTGATTGCAAGCGTTCGTTTTCTATTTGCAATTGTTTATACCTGACAATGTTAAACTCCGTTGTCAGCCCTGCTAATTTCTCAACCTCATTCCGGTTGAATTTCACGCCGGGTATCGATAGCTGGTGTAACTTGCCCTCATTTCTGAGGTTATATACCGCTGTTTCTGATATCGACAGTAACGCAGCAACTTCTTTAACTGTGTAAACTAATTTTTCCATAGAATTCGTCCATACATTCTCCTTTTTATAAAAAATAATCAACTGTTACACCGAAATAATCGGCAATTTTTTTTAGCGTATCTACGCTAGGTTTTGAACGACCTTTTTTGTAGTCAGTCATTGCCGCCGTAGAAATGCCCGTAGCTTTACTTAATGCATATGCAGTTATGCCATGCTTTTTTAAAAGCTTTTCAATTTTTCCATACATCTTGCTATATCACCTCGATTCTGATATATTAAAATTAACTAATATTTATTAGCTAATTTTTACGTGATTTATAATCTCGTTTTCATTAGCTATCTCGCAATTTCATAATATTATGTTTTTGCGAGAATGTCCAATTAAACGTTTATAAAATTTCTTAAAAGAGATTAAATCATGAGCAACAAAAACATATATAGTAAGATAGAAGCTCTATTGAGTCAACATAATATAAGTGCGTACAGGCTTTCTAAAGATACTGGAATTTCAACGGCATCACTTACAGATTGGAAAAAGGGGCGCTCAAATCCTAAAGCAGATAAAATACAAATCATAGCGGATTATTTTAACGTTCCTATCTCGTATTTTTTAGATAGCACTGAGCAAACAAAAGAGGTACCACCTATTAAAAGTGATACCTTAAATGTTGACTTCAAAAATGTGAAAGTGATGTTCTATGGGGATTATGAACTTACTGAGCAAGAGAAGAAAATGGTTGAAAATGTGATTAAAGGGGTTATTTCATCACGTAAGGATGAAAGGGATAAAAAATAAATATATAGGGGTGTAGTATGAAACGTATGTATCCTATTGTGTTAGATATTATTAAAGAAAATCGGTCTAATGATCCGGATGTTATTGCTAAGAATTTACGCATTAGTGTTCACTATAGATCACTACCAAAGCAGTTGAAAGGACTATTAATAAAAACACCATTTTCAAAGGATATTGTTATTAACTCAAAAATAGATGTAAATCATAAAAAAGTGGCGTTAGCGCATGAATTAGGTCATGTTATATTGCATAAAGGCGGATATAACTTATTTGATATTGACCTATTGACAGATAGGGATAAAAAAGAAAAAGAATATCAAGCAAATAAATTCGCTTTTTTATTAGTAGCGCATACCTGTTTAAGAAATTCACCGAAAATGATTGATAGCATCCGCAACGAAAAGGAATTAACTTTTAACGATACAATAGAGTTACTTAAAATATTTGAACGTACAGGTTGTTATATTTAATAATTAAAGGAGAGGATTGTTAATGGCTTTCTTTAACTCTATGAACCGCTTGAAGTTTTCTATTTTATTTATAACTTATTTAGTTATTCAATATGTTCTTGGATATATAGTTGTTCCAGCGTTAGCCGCTTACTACCACAACACAACAATCAATATGATTACTATATTGATTGGCGTTTCTCTTTATGTATTAATTGTTTTTTGTGCATATAAGAGGTTGATAGATTGTGGAAAATATAAATGGAATTTGATTTTTATATTAATTCCAAAATTTCAATTTTTATGGTTTATTTATTTATGTTTTCCTAAATCTATTGTTAAGGCGGAGACATTATGCAATACAACGTCAGTGTGAGAAAAAAAGATAAAGGCTATCAAGTCATTGTGTCCTATAAAGACGGCTACAGGTGGCGGCAAAAATCAAAGCAAGGGTTCCGAACGCAACGTGAAGCCAAGGAATACGGCCACGTCATACTCAAAGAGTTAGATAAAACTGCACTCTTAACCAAAGATACTGAATTGAAAGACTTAACATTTAAGGAATTTGCGGATATGTTCCTTGAAATAAAAAAGGGCCACGTTACGCACAATACATTAGCAATGTACCGTCATGCCGTGGATGCTTACAGTTCTATTAATAATATTAAATTGTCTGACATCAAGCCATTACATATTCAAAATGTAGTGAATAAAATGGTCTCTTCACCTACTACCATCAATTCATACTACAAAGTGGTTAGTCGTATATTTTATATAGCGAGCAACCCATACAAGATTATTATTGATAACCCATGCACTGGTGTTAGGCTGCCGCGCGTGGAACGCAAAAATGCAATCCATACTATTTCCGATGAGGATTTAAACCAATTCGCAAAGTATATGCGTGAAAAATATCCGCAAGCCTATTACTTTTTACAAATTGCTAGATATACTGGTATGCGATTAAGTGAAGTGTATGGGTTAACGTGGAATGATATTGACCTAGAAAATCACCAAATTCACGTCAATAAGCAACTTCAATATGTCAAAGGTGTAATTACCTTCGAGAAAACTAAAACGGCGAATTCGGTGCGAATTTTGCCGATTCCGCCTATATTAGAAAAGATACTATTGGAATACCAAACACATGAATTAGAGTTTGAGCATAATTTAGTTCTAAACCCATACAAGAAAAATGGTGTCAAATGCCAAATCAACACCTATTTAAAACAATTCGGAGATAACCTATCAGCGCATAACCTCAGGCATACCTATGCCACGAAATTATTGGCTAATGGTCTTGATGTAAAAACAGTATCATCATTACTCGGCGATACACCGGCAATGGTGATGAAAACATACTTACATTATAGCGATGAAATGAAAGCAGCGGCATCAAATGCAGTTGCTGATATTTTTAAATGAAATTTTTGACGATTTTTGACGAATATCATATATCGTATCAAAAAATGTAGTAAATAAGCACTCTTTTATATGTTCATTTTTAACAATCATAAAAGGTTATATCGCTTGATTTTATTTCAAATTTCAAAATACGTTGTAATAATCAAAGTTTTTCATTATGGCCACTCTAAACAAATTACAGAAAATATTATATTTCAAAATGAATTTTTGACGATTTTTTGACGGCAAATAAAAAAGAGGGGTACCGCTATGGTACCCCTTTTATTATTAATCTAATTCAACAAGGCGTTTCAATTCGCCGTTTACGAACCACATTTCACAACGTACGTTGTTATGGTCTGTTAAAGTTGCGGTATATAAGCCGTCTTGCTTTGGCGTAATATCTTCCGCAAATTCGTGTTTCTTGCCTTCAAATTCAAATGTTTTCATATCATATACCCTTTCATTAAATGAATTACAATTTGCCGTAAACCGTACGGCGCGGAGATAATTGGATCACCTACCATTTCGCAAATGTATATAAAGCACTGGCCCCTTTGAAATGCTTACCTTCAAAATGCGCTAAACTTTGAAAGTCGCCAGCTTGATACCCTACCGTTTCGTAGATTTTACCAGTTTCTAATACAGTAACGCCGCCCATTATGCGATGTGCTTTATTAAGGTTGATTTTATATACATCAACCTTTTGTTCATCTGTATTTTCTACAACTGCGGTTCTATCGCTTTTTTCAATAGCTTCCGGTGGAATATTCGGCGATTTATCCTTGATAGCATTTTTCGTTACAACTGCAGCATCATGTAGTGTTGGCGCTTGCGTGTAATATGTTACTACAGGTTGTGCCGTTTCCCTATATGCAATAACTTCCTTCGCTGTCTTTGGCGTTACATTTAAGGCTTCCCCTAATTTCTGTGGGTTCTTTACGATTGCTTGATTTAAAAGTACAGGCTCCTGTAGTTTCTTATTATGCATCACGTTATAGGCGAATAAACCAACGACTACCACTAATAGCATAAGTGCTGCTACGGTGATAACTGGCGCATATCGCCTTAAAAATTGAATGATAGTATCCATAATTACCCCCTATTAAATAGGCCAATTCAATACTAAATCTGCATCGAATTCCTTTCCCTCGATGTTTTCGGTAAATGTATATTGCCACAAATTAGCGCCGTCATAGTCGCATTGGCTATTTAATTGTGCGCACCAAATAGCACAACCGCCTAACTGGCTGACATCTAATACATTTACTAACCAGTCATAACTAGCGTATAAGCCGGTGTTTCCGTATCCGGCTTGCCATAATTTATTGATGAACACGCTGCAAATATTTGTTAATTGTTGGTCTGTTGGCATGCCGCGATCTGCTTTGTAGTCGTCAGCATCTTCTATATCGAACCATACGCCCATAGACAGCTTATCAATAGTCAAGCCAGCATCGTTCAATGTATTAATTACGAATTCCGCTTCATCTGCTGCATGTTCTTCATTCATAGCGTAGGAATAATGATATACACCAATCGCTAATCCGGCATTAATTGCACCATTGATATTGTTATAGAACTCACTATCTAAATTACCTCGGCCATAACCGATGCGGATAATAGCGAAGTCAAAGCCATTAGCCTTGACCGCTCCCCAATCCACTACGCCGTTATTTTCGCTTACATCAATGCCCCTCATGTTTCACCTCATAATTTAACCTTATTTTCAATTTTAGTTCTAATCAAATCTAAAAATTTCCCCATAGATACGTTGCCACCGTCTCTTAGGTTTTCCAGAATAGATAGAAATTCGGACGAGCCTAAATATAACCATACCAACGATACGGCGAACTGTTTTTGCCCACTCATTTCATCAAATAAAATAGCGGCTATTGTAGCCGCTACGTATGTCATAACCTAGATCGGAAG